AGCGTCTACCTCTTCGATAACTTCCCACTCGTCAGCACTTAACTCTTCGCCTAAGTCAATTAAAGCATTAGCAACGATGATGTCGTTCTTCTCATCCTCTTTAGAGTAGTTTTGACATTTGCATTTGCCACCACTACATTTCTTTTTTTTGCACTTAGCAAAATCATCTTCTTGGTAGTCTTCTTCGTCTTGGTCTATCCCAGTTTCCTTTTCTATTTCTTCAGCATCTAAGCCCTCCGTTTCTACAAACTCAATAGGTTGCAATGTTTTGAAATATGTATCAAGTACAATACCATTAACAAGTAACACCTCGTTAATAGCGTCAAGAATCATATTTTGATATGGTCGAATAACTAAGTTATCCCATAGTTGAGATGCCGTTTTTATCTCTTCGGCATTGTTTCCAAGTCCAGTATTATCTTTAATACCAAATAAAATTGGGCTTGTAACTTTATGACCTATCAATATCTTTCGAGTAGCCTCTTCGCTTAGAAATTTGTATTGCTCACTTGCTTCAGATATTGGTAAACTCTCTATAGTTGTTGCATTTGATGTATCGTCATTAAATGATATAAGCCACTTTTTACCCTTTGCACCTTGTAACTTTTGAGTTACCTTACGCTCGATATGATTTTGCTCGTCTTCGGTAGGTTGCCCATTGTTAAAGTTAATCATCATTGTTGGCGCAAATCCGTTTTGGATATTCGTCAAGTGATATGTACCTATCTCTTCGTCAATCTCTGCCCATTGCAAAGCACCGGCATAGTCAACTGGGCTAAAGTAAAAATATCCAGCTGCGTATGGCTTAATAACCATTATTTGAGATTCTTCGCCTCTTGCACCAGTAAATGCCTCAATACGTCTTGGGCTATATCGCTCCTTTCTGTACTGCGACCAATCATCAGAATAGTAATAAGCCTTAATGTCGCCCTCTTCGGCTTTCTCTGGTCTTAGGTTTTGCATTGGTATATGCTTCGCCTTTAGTATTTGCGTTCTTCCCTTATTCCAAACTATGTTAAAAGCACCTTGTCCAAGTAGTTTTAAATCATGTGCAACACGCTTCAAATCATCAGCCTTAAATATAGACTTCATTTTAGCGTGGTCTAAGGGCTTCTTACTCTCGTTAGTACATGATAACCCCTCTCCGTAGATTTGGTCGCTTACAGATGAGATAATTGCGTTATTTACGGCACTACCATTGTATCTATCTATAAGATATTCAAAGTAGTTGTTATCATCCCCATAAGAAACCCATTCTTTCGATGCTGATTCCTTTGCTTTAGGGGACTTTTCTGCTGCTAAATTTACTATTCTTAAACTCATATTTTCAAATATACTGAATTAGTTGGGTTTTCTTGTGGTTGTTTTACATATTCAACACTACTATTACCCTCTACAAATAATTTACCTGACTGTCTAAGCCCTATTATAGTCTCATCTGGTATATTAACATTATCTTTATTGATTTGCTCGTAGATTTTATACTTATAAAATGTATTGTTTTCAAAATCAAACATAGGTGTATCTTCCGTAGTTATCCCGCCATAGCCAATAAGTGAAGCATCTAGATTATAGTTGTAGTTTTTTAGTCTAGCACCATAAGCGTAAACTTCGTTCCCTTTTTCTATACTTGGATAATCTACTATATTTTTTACATATTGATAACTTACATTAAATGAGCCAAAAGAGATGATGTAAGCAAAGCACTCTACATACTGCCACTCCCTAAAGTAAGTAAATTCTGTCGGGATACTTATAATGGAGGCAGTTCCAGCCGTAATATCAATCTTCCCTTTCTTGCCTATTGTGTTACCTTTTCCTTTTACCCAAAGCCCGAAATTCCATTGACCAGTGACTGGTACATTAATTATAGTTTGCTCTATTACGGGGCTGTCGGTAGTTCCATCATATTGGATTCTATCTGCTATTAGAAAATTATTTTTAGAATACTCAACATCAGGCTGTATATTAGTTGCGCTTACCACATCCCAATTAGTAAAACTATTAGGATAGTTTAAAAAGTTATCGTTATAATAATTTTTAAATACATTACTCGTAGAGTTTTGTAATTTAAACAAACTCTTTAAGTTTCTATTAGTTGGTGCTACGTTAGGCTCTCTATCAGATACTAATAAATCTGGATTATTATAGTCATATTTAACGTCATCACCATTAAACCTATAATTCCATAGCTGAAAATTCTTTAAGTTACCATTATAGTGACTGGTCAAAGAACCTCCATATTTATTCACACCTAATTGGATAATATCTAAATTATCCCAATCAACAAAAAATGTATTAGTAGTATTACCTAATTTATTACTATCAACATAAACAGTTAATTTACTCGTACCACCATGACTACTAACAATAAGACGATGCCATAAACCATCCTTATAATTTCCAGCAAAAATATGGGTGTTACCTACGTATTGCTCTAAACGTATTTGACCACCAGCATCTAAACTTATTATAAAAGGTACTGGAACAGTGGAACTTCTTCCACAAAATATTGTATCTACGTTAGAAACTGTATCATCTAAACACTTAAACCATACGGCTAGAGTAAAAGCGTTTTGAGTTTCTAAAACACCCTCAATATTATCTAAATCTATTCTAGAATCATTGGCTGGTGTACCCACTAATTCTACGCTAGTATCATCTAAATTTAAAGCAACCGACCTTTCAGTAACTTCACCCTTTGTAAGAACTTTTGCTACTTTTATCTTTGTCTGCTCGTTCTCTACTTCCATTAAGTAATAATTACTATTTGCATTATTACTAACATCATATAGACAAGGGTATATTGTTTTACTTGTATCTGATAATATCTTAATCATTCTGCATCAATTTGCTAATAATAAATAGTAAATACTATAAATTGTTTTATATAAAAAAACCCCCACTATTGTGGAGGCTTTAATATTACTAAATTATTGTATTAGTTTGCGTTCTCTGTTGGTGGGTTTGTTAACCCTTGTAACGCTCCAGAGGTTGTACCAGCAGTACACAATAATGCTGCTCTCTGCTCTCTACCAGTTAATGTAAGGTTGTATCCGTTCATATCTCCGAACGCTTGACCTCTACCTACATTACCACCAGTTACCGTAACACCATTAAAAGCACCGGCTAGATAAACTTTACCTTGTCCAGTTGCTTCATCAATGTTATTATCTTCAATGTAAACTTGGAATCTACCTTGACCTAAAATCTTAAGAGCCTTTAAAGATGTACTCGTTAAGTTAGGCAAAGATAAAGTCAAAGTCTGCTCGTAGAATACTGTTCCATTTTCTTCGGATACTGTAACCACTTCGTCAAAACTTGAGCCTTGTGGGATTAATTCGTATTTGTAAACGTCTGACGAACTTGTACCTAATCCAGTTAAGTCGCCATCAGAATCAATAGTTAATGCACCACCAGCCCCATTGTTTGCGAAATATACGTTACGAATACCACCGATTGATTCCTTGCATTCTAACGCTCTTCCATTTGCTATATCACAAGCCATATTTATATAGGGTTTTAAAAAGTGAGAGGTTTTACCCTCCCACCTAAATTATTAATTATGCGTTGTAGTAAACGATGTCACCAGATGTTGCATATCCAACACCAGCATTATAACGCATTACTACGTGAACGTTATCAGAACCATCTACGTTCCCTTGGTCTAATAGTTTAACCTCAGCCATATCAGACACCAAGTCAGTAGCGAAGAATAAGTTAGACTTGCGTGCAGCTACCATTTTGTCTGCATCCATACCTGGACACCAGATTAATTTGATACCCTCAAAGTTCGCCTCTGTTGTTCCAGCATGGTACTGGTTAAGGTAACCTAGAGCAGCTTGTGCAGAAATGTAGAACCTGAAAGCGGCAGTACCCATGTAAATAGCTAAATCCTCTTTTCCGTAAACGGCAGATGGAATAGCATCTCTTACTTTACCTAACTCTGCAACGATGTTTCCAGCGTTAAGAGTAGTAGCAGCTACATCAATTACGGCAGCATCTGCCAACAATAATGCTTGGAAACCATCAAACTCTCCAGTAGTTCCAGCTGCACCAGCCCAGATAGATTTTTCAACCTCTTGACCTACTAACGCACCAGCGTGAGAAATTACATACTCTTGGAAATTTCCAGGAAGTGTACCATCAACACCTACATTCATAGATGCTCCGGCAAAAGTTGCCAACCAATCTTTCTTACAAAGTTTTTGGTTAAGTTGGTAGTTTCCTGGTGTTAGAGCTTTTTCCGTATAGTTTACATCTCCAGCAGCTGTAAAGTCGCAAGACGCGTCAACTACGTTAGATGTAGATAAATCAAAACTCTTTAAATTAACTTTGTACGATACGTTTGGTAGAACAGTAATGTTTCCTTTTCCTAAAGTTTCTCCAGATAATAGAGATGCTGAAATGAAACCAGCTGCTTCTTCGCCAACGTAGACACTTGTAATGTTTGTTGCCATTTTATTTATTTTTATGGATTAAATATTGTACTTTTTGTTGAGCTGTCAGTTTTGACAAATCAACGTTTTCACTTACTTGTTTAAAATTACCCTCTGGGTTTGGCTTAATTTCTTCGCCTACCTTTTCAAACTCTTCTACTTTTACTGCGTTTTCTTTTGCCTCTTCTTTAATAGATGCAAATTCTTCTTTCAAAGCATTGAACTCTTGCAATAGGTTTTCCATTACTCCGATAGCTTGAATGATAGCTTCCTTAGAGTCATCAGATGATTGCTCAACAACTTCTTCCTCAACTACTTCTTCAACCTCTTCATCAGCTGCTTTAATGTCAGCGATAACACCCTCTTCCTCTACTACCAAAAGAGAGCCATCTGCCAAAGCATATTCTCCAACTGGTAAAGGTTGCTGGTCTTCTTCAACAACAATAAAAACTGCGTTGCCAACCTCAAAAGCATCTGCGCTAATTATAGTGCCATCTTCTAAAGCTGCCTCTTCGAATTTAAGTTGCTCTGTTGCTTCCTCCAGTTCTTGTGGAGTAGCCTCGTCTATTTGTGGAGTTTCTTCCATACCTAATAGAACTTTGATTTTGTTTAGTGTGTCCATTGCGCTAATTTATATTTGTAAATAGATTATTGATTAAAGTGTTTTATTTTCGTCATCCAAAATGATTTGTCTAATCTGCTCTAACAGACTCTCTTGGCTCATCTTAGTTGGCTTCTCATCAAAGTATCCCTCAATAGAAAAGCCCTTTACAATGCCCTCTTTTACGTAGTTTTGCCATACGTCTTCGTTATCTATTTTCATACAAGCCACCCACGTGCCTACTGGATACTCTAATCCAAAGGCTTGAGTTTTATCATGCTTACTGTCAGCGACTATCCAACTCTCTATGGTAGTAATACCATTGATAACTCTTTGGTGTTCTAGTGTAGCATTCTTGTGCTTAGATTCAAGCATATACAACTCACTTACTCGCTTAATAGTTTCCTTGCTAAAGAAACACTTGTACTGATTGCCCTCTTCATCAACTCGGAGTATCTGAATGTCTGGTATCATTACTGCACCCATTACGATACGTTTGTCTTTGTCTACCGTTGCAAAGTTCTTCGCCCTCCCATCCTTTGAAAAGTATTTAAAGTTCTCTTCGATGGCTGGCTGCTCTACTAAGCTAATAGCGAAAACCCCGTAGTCCTCTGCATTTTCATCTATTGTAAATTCTACTACTTTCATTATAGTGTCTTTTGGTTATTTAAATATGATTGAGCCTCTTGGCTATCTGTTACATCTTGACCTATTACATATGCTCTAATTGGCTCTTGATTGCTTTGATTAACACTACTAACCACATCGCTTAAATTGGTTTGTGTTGGTAAACTTGCAGCAATGTTTGAGCCTACTGCTGGAATGCTTCCACCTCCACTAGATGCACCACCTCCACCACTTGGTAGTTTAGTATCGTATATCTTTTTTACGTTTGCTAAACCTCCAGCTATTACGGCAGCAGCAGTTACAAAACCTAAAACACCACCTTGACCAAAGGCTTTGTTTGCCCCTAAGTAAGTTTGTATAATTGCTTCGGCAGCAGCAAGTTCTTTATTTTCTCCAGCCAACGTACTTAACGCACCAGATAACTGACCAAAAGCAGCAAGTTCTTGGTCTTTTAAATCTTTTGTTATTTTTGCCTCTCTCTTTGCTTGTGCATCTTTTTCGTCTGCAACTTTTTTAGCCAACTCAATTTCTTTGTTTGCTGCTGCTATTTTATCATCTTCTGATTTTTGCAACCTTGCAGCCTCTGCATTGTCAATCGCGATTTGTTGATTTTGCAAACCTTGAAACGCACCTATCAAAGCCTTTCGTCTATCTGCTGCTTCGGCTCTAATATTAATAAGGTTTATTTCTGCTTCGGCTTCTCTTTCTAAATCTTCCCTTGTACTTTCTCCTAGAGCATTTTGTTGTTGTATAGTATCAAACCTTTGCCTTGCTATTTCCTCTTCTCTATTTGCTTGGGTTTCTACCAAATCAAGAGCCTCTTTTAATTTTTCAGTTCTTTTCTCTAGTGAAACGCTTTGGTCGGCAGCTATTGCTTCTGCTTCTCTAATAAGTACGTTGTTCTTTGCTCTTTGTACAGAAAATTCTCTTTCAGTATCAAGTAAACCGTTTAATGTTTTCTTAAGTGTTGCTGCTGCCTTAACCTCGTTATTTATTTCTTCACCTAACCCCTTAAAAGAATTTTTCATTCCCTCAACGGCTCCTTTAGTATCTCCTTTAAAAAACTTAATAACGCTTTCACCAAATAAAGAAACTCTATCTTTTACTACATCAACGGCTGCACCTATACCGGCAAGTGCTTCGCTTAATTTATCTGCACCTCTTTGTGTGCTTGTAAAGAATGTAACGAGTGAGCCTAAAGCAATAACGAGTAAACCTATCCCAGTAGCAGCAATCGCCCCTTTCAAAGTTTTAAAGGTAGCTATAACTTTACGCACTCCCCCCTTTAACTTACCAAAGGCTTTGTTTACTTTGTCAGTAGCTGCTGAAAATAAAGTCTGCTCTTTTGTAGCACCTTTTATTTCTTTTTTTACTTCCTTTACTTCCTTTTCAGCACCACTCGCATCAACCTCTAACGGTATTATTACCTTTTCAGCCATATCTCAGTCTTAAATTGTTTCCACGCTTGTTTTATTGTCTTAGGGTATTGCTCTAATCCAAATGCAAACACGTTGCTTTTCGTTTGTTTTATCTTTCCAGTTGTCAATCCTTTGATAACCTCGCTAATCATAAATAGTAAAATTTAGTTTTTATACTTATTATTATTTATCCCTCTATAATTTGTACTCCATCTATCGTTAAATCTCCGCTCCAACTTGTAGCGTTTTGACTTACAAAATATATGTAATAATCTGTTGTATTACTTCTGTAATTATTTAGACTGATTATTTTTTCTTGGTAATTACTACTTGACGATGTAAAACCACTCCAACTCTCATAAGCAGCTAATTCAGTTGCACTACTATGATTTGATGTAGCAGCATCGTCTATATATACGTACAAATCTCCCATTGCAGACCCGTAAGCGTGTACCCAAAACTTTAATGTTAAGTCGCTAGATTCGTTGTTCATTTGGGGAATTAGAGGAGTCCTAGCAACAAAGCAAAATGTGTTTATATTAAACGATACCTCAGTATAAATGTATTTAGTAGCAGAATTTTGCGTACCTCCAGGTATTACGACACCTCCTAATGGACCAGTTGTACTAGATGGAGTTGAGCCAAAATCACAATTCCACCCTTTTACAGTTTTATTAGAGCTTCTACCCCAATAAGTACCACTTGTTGCTGAATTACCGTTAACCCAATCATTAGATGGAATCCAACTTGAGGTTGGGTTTACCTGCGTTGATTCTCCCTCAAATTGGTATATTTTATCTATTGGTGCAACCCAAGTGTTAGGAAAACTTCTATTTAATATACTTGTGGTTTCTACTGTTGTAACCTCGTCTATATCGTTTGGTGCTATACCCGTAACTGTGTTAGGGTAATTACTTGACACACTATAAGTAACCCTCAAACCCATATCGCCTTGTCCAGACAAAACTCCTACTGGTGTATTTACCTTTGCGTTTGTCAGTATAACAAACCCAAAGTTATTTTGATAATATGGACTCCAGGTTAAACCTGACAAAGATGTAGATGAACCAGCTAGAATATCTAACCCCGTACTATTGTTTCTGTAATACCTATTTGCACCAGTTAGAGTCAATTCATATCCATCAGAACTTAATGAGCCGCCAAATGGTGTAGATAGAAATTCAACAGGAGCGTAGTCAGTACCATTGTATAAATACATTCTGTAAGTTAAGGATTCAGTAGAGCCAGTAGAACCAGCATTACCAAACCTTGCGTTTACATCTGCAACTAATTCCACACCAGTTATAACAGCGTTAACGGGTATGTTAGCCGTAAAGCAACCACGCCACAAATTACCTCTATTACCAGCAGTAGACCCCGAAGCCACACACACATTAGTACCTGACGAATACATCCTCTCTGGATATGTCCAAGAAACATAATTATTTCCGTCACCTAACGATGTTCCCAAAGTGGAATTTGACGTAGGTGCTTCTATACTTGTAACTGCCATTTTATATTACTTTTATATAACCCGTTAAATCATCAAAAAAACCATCAGGAATAAAGTCGTCAACTACTGTATCCCAAACCCCCTCTGTATCAGATACACCCTTTTGTGTCTTCCAATACTTCTCTTGTGGGTACGCTTTGCCATTCACGTAAGCAGTTTCTGTATTGGGGTCAAATGTTGCTTTTTTAAATATCATACTAATACTATCCAATCTTGTGACGGGTTAAAATAAATATCAATGTTATTTTGAACTGACTCTAAAGCATATCCAACAACTCTGACCACGTTTCCACTTGCAGTAGGTGCTGTGACGTACACTTGACCAGAATAATAACCATGACTTTGTAAGTAAAGAACCCCACCAGTTGTTGAATAAGCTGGTGAAATATTTGAAGCAACCGTACAAAAACCTCTTAAAAGCATTCCGTCAACGCTAGGGTTTGTACCTAGTGCAACGGCAACAAATCCAATAGACTTACTAACTGTATTTGCATTGGTAGTTTCCCAAGTGTTGTTAGATTTTAAATAATATATATATCCAGCGACAGTAGTTCCAGTACCTTGATATATAATTTCACTTCCACCACCACTAGGTGCGTCTATCCACTCAGTATTGCCATCCGTAGTATTCCAACTTAATATTTGCCCATCAGTAGCGTTATCACTATCACTCAACTCTGTAACCCTACCCTTTACTTTGGTATCTCTTCTATCCGTTCCTAATCTAGACTCTTGCG